GTGATTGATTGGAATAGGATAGATCGCGCCAGCGTTGAAACTATTCTCGGCATGGTACAGGCAGACAGCCCACTCCACAAATTGCTGATGAGCATTTCAGCAAGCAGTGCTCAGGCTGCAGAAGATGCACTGGTGCAGGGGATGTTACTTGGTCAAAATCCGCGTGAGGTGGCGCGTGAATTGCGAAAGGTATTAGGCATTACACTGAGTCGCGCGCTGACCATCGCGCGGACGGAGACACTGCGCGCACATCGGGAAGCGACACGAGCAAGCTACCAGGCGAATGCTGACATTGTCAAGGGCTGGGTCTGGCACGCCGCGCTTGACATTCGTACTTGCGCGGCTTGCTGGGTTATGCACGGCACGCACCATAAAAATAGCGAGATACTGGATGATCATCCGAACGGACGCTGTGCCATGGTCCCGGAGACGTATTCATGGGCAGAGATTGGCGCGCGATTTGGCCTTGATTTGTCTGACATCCATGACACCAATCCTTACATTGAGCCGGGTATTTCTATCTTTGAGAGGCTTTCACCAGATGAGCAACGTGCTATTTTAGGGCCAGCCAAATACGAGGCCTGGATCAATGGCAAATTTGACCTGGCTGATATTGTAGGACGCGCGCGCTCACACATTTGGGGAACGCACCGCTACGAAAAAAGTCTTAAAGATTTGCTTGGAGATTGAAATATTGATTAAATCATGCTATAATTGCTTTTGGAGGCAAGTATGGCCATCAGCGATAAGCCGTGGAGCAGGTTTAGCGAGAGCGACTACTCTCTGGAGCAGTGGTACGAGGCCTGCCTAATCAAGCCGCCGAAGAGCGAGTACACGGCAAAGTACCAGGCCAAGTTGCCGGTGCGCGAGCCAGATGGAACGCTGAATCGTAATGCCGTACATGCCGCGGCTGCTGCACTGGCTGGCGCACGGGGTGGTGTGAAGGCCAGCCCGGAAGAGAAGCGCAAGGCAGCTCGTGCTCTAATACGGCTGTATCGCGAATTGGGAGAAGATCCTCCAGAATCCATTAAACGATTATCGGAGTAAAAAAATGGCTGACGAAAACAAGACCCAGGTGGTCGCCGATGGCGCAACCCAGGTGGTTGCACAGCAATCCGATACCCAGGCGGTAGAGGAGCAGGAGCGTTTTGACGCTGAGTACGTGCGGAAACTCCGCGCGGAAGCTGCTGAGTATCGTAAGCGGCTGCGGGAGCTGGAGAGCAAGGTCAAGGCGGATGAAGAGGCCAAATTGACCGAGCAGGAAAAACTGCAGAAACGGCTTGCGGAGCTGGAGCGCAAAGAGGCAGAGTACCAGCAGATTCTCCAGGCGAGGACGCTGGAGTACGAAGTTAAATTGCAAGCGTCCAGGCTGGGAGTGGTTGATCCCGAGGCGGCTTACCGTCTGCTGGATGTCAAACAGGTTGAGTTTGACGATGATGGTAAACCGGTTAATCTTGAGAAGACGCTGAAAGACCTTATCGCCAAGAAGCCCTATCTCGTGGCTTCGGGTAGTGCGCCATCTCCAACCAACCCGGCACAAGGACGCATTTCTGGCCAGCAGGTCTTCACGCGCTCGCAGTTGCGCGATCCGAAATTCTTCGCCGCCAACCGTGACGCCATCATGCAGGCAATGCGGGAGGGGCGCATTCTCGAAGATTGAGGTGTGAAAAATGGCTAATATCACTACCACGACTGCAAACGCGTTTATTCCAGAAATCTGGGCGAATCGTGCGCTTGAGATTTTGCGTGCCAACATTGTGTTGGCGAAACTTGTGACGAAAGACACCGACGTTGCGACGTTCCAGCTGGGCGATGTGCTGCATATCCCCTACCCTGGCGTGTTTACTGCCAACGATAAGGCAGCCAATACCGCCGTGACTTTGCAAACCCCGTCCGGCGGCGCAGATATTTCTGTCACGCTGAACAAGCACAAGGAAGTATCTTTCCTTATTGAAGACCCTGCACGTGCGCAGGCCAATCAAGACCTGATGGATCGCTATATCAGCGCAGCTGTGCCGGCAATTGCGCAAGCAGTTGAATCCGACCTTTTTGCCCTTTACACTAACCTTACTACAACTGTCGGCACAAGTGGCACGGACATCAGCGCCGCGACTGTTCGCGCGGCGCGCAAGGCGCTGAATGATAACAAAGTCCCTCTTGCGCCACGTCATCTGGTCATTTCGCCAAAGGACGAAATTGCGTTGCTGGGCGACAGCAATCTGGCGGTTTATTTTGCCAATTCGCGTCCGGAAGCAGTTGCTCAAGGCGCGCTTGGTAATCTGTACGGCTTTACCGTCTGGATGAGCCAACTGGTGCCGGTCGTTTCCGGCACGCCGAATTCAACAAAGAATCTGGCGTTCAATCCAGAATTTGCCATCCTGGCCATGCGCGCCTTACCTGAGCCCCCCGCTGGTGCTGGAGCCCGCTCGGCTGCCGTGCGTGATCCTGAAAGCGGGCTGGTGATCCGCGTGACATCCGCCTACAACCCGACCTATTTGGGCGTCCAGGTTACCCTTGACGTCCTGTATGGCGTTGCTGTATTACGCAATCAAGCTGGCGTCGTTGTGCTCTCGTAAATCTGATGGGGGCAGTGGCAGAGTCGCCTCCTTGCTCACCACTGCCCTCCCCAATTTTGGGAGTGAGTATGGCAAGGTATATTGTCAATAAATATGGCGTAACGCATTCAATCCCTAATGACTGGCCAGTTCCGGACGATTGCAGGCTGGCAACGGATGAGGAGATTACCGCCTGGTGGAAGGCACAAGGAGTGGAGGTGATTGATGGCGAGAGCCAGCATGAGCAATCTGATAACCCTGGTAAGAGATCTAATTGGCGACCGCGCCGGGGCTGAGCAGATATTTGACGATGACAAGCTTGAGCGGGCTCTCGATGTCCATCGCTGGGAGATGCGCTATGTGCTACTCAAGCCGTTGCCGCGGCGCGTAGGTGGCGCGATACAATATCTCGACTGGTATAGCGATCCCTATTGGGAGGATGACGTCGAGCTTTTTGGCGTAGATTTTACGCCCCTAACGCCCGTAAAAAGCGACGCTCTTCATGGACGCTGGTCATTCGCGATGCACCAACCAGCTGTTTTTGCCAGTGGTAGCATATACGATCCATACGGCGCGGCGGCAGATTTACTGCAAATGTGGGCTGGGCTGGTTGCGACGGAGTTTGACGTTACTGCGGACGGAGCAAGCATGAGTCGCTCCCAAAAGCGGCAGGCTCTGCTTGACCTGGCTGCCAGTTATCGCTCACAGCAGCGGATAGTGATTGCATCGCAGGAGCGTGATGATGTCTGGTGATTTGCAAAAAATCCGCGTTGAGCAGGCAAGGCTCATGCCCGAAACAGTGTATGTCCAACGTCTTACGCGTATCCCAGACGGTGCTGGAGGTTGGGCAGAGACCTGGCAAACCGTTGCCGCCACGAAAGGACGGATTGCCACTCAAGGCGGCGAGACGAAGCGCGGAGGCGAGACAAAGCGCGGTGGCGCAATCATGGCCGACATATCAATCATTGTGACCTTGCCGCATGATACCGATTTGCGCCAGGACGACCGGCTGCAAATCGGTGGAAAGCAGTACGAGATTGTAAATATCTTTGAGCGCAGTGAAAAAACGGCACTGCGCGCCGTAATAAAAAACGTGAGGTGAGAGATGACTGATATTTCCCCCGAACTGATGTTTGTCATTGGCCTGGTTGCCTCTGCGATTGTTTGGCTTGTAAAACTCGCCAGCCAACGCGGAGAGACTATCCCAAGCGGCTGGCTGACGGCTGGCGTGTACGTTGTCTCTGCTGTTCTTGCATTCCTGTTTGCGCCCGTGAGCCTGCCATCGTTTCCTTGCTGGAGCGGTGATCTGGCCACTTTTGTACCAGCCGTTCTCACGTGGATCGGCAATCTGCTTGTTCCGCTTTCAGCTTTTGTTGGTTTCGCGACACTGATCTACAATGCCATCCTCAAAAAGGTATTAGATGGCATTGCAGATAAATTAGCCACAAAAGGATAATTACGTGGAAGACACTGGAGGGCGCGTCTCTAATGTGACGCTACAACGTCAGATCATAGAGCTTGCTACCCGTGTAGAGCAGGTAGCGCGTGATATTGGCGAGATAAAGCAAATGCTTCACGAAATTGAAGAGCGTGTGCGCAAACTTGAGACCAGTGAGGCGGGTAGCAAGCCGCTCCTCGAGAGTCGGCTCGATGCTGCATGGCGCAGGATCGAAGAGCACGAGCGCCGAATGAAAACCCTCGAGGACATGGTGCTGAAACTCGAACACAACAATCGCCTGCTCTCATGGCTTGGCGGTGTACTCGGCTCGACGGTTATCATCTGGCTGGCAATGCAAATCTTGCAGGTGGTGGCTAAATGAGCGCGCGAATTGTCATCAAGTACAACAATTTGCCGCGCATTGCGGAACGCTTACCAGAAGCAGTATCGGCCATCATCCGCAAGGCGGCATTTGACGTAGAAGCGAACGCCAAAGCAATTGTGCCTGTTGACACTGGCAAACTCAAAAATTCCATTACCAGCGAGTTTCCGTCGCTGACTAAGGCCATCATTGCTCCGCACACGGACTATGCCATCTATGTTGAGTTTGGCACGCGCCATCAGCGAGCTCAACCCTACATGCGTCCCGCTGCCGAAAAGGTGGCGCCTGCGTTTTTCGCCGCAATGCAACGGTTGGAGGAACATTTGCGATGACCATCCTTAACGCCGACCGCTGGCTCTACGAGCAACTGACAACCGATAGCCAGTTATCGGCTGCGCTTGGCGGGCGCGTGTATGTGGACATTGCGCCACAGGGAGCACAGTATCCGCTGGCCATCCTGACACTGGTAATGGCACAGCAAATCGGCAATCTCTTTGACGATAGAGTAATGGACGCCGAGACCTGGCAGGTGGCTGTGTGGACAGATGAGCCAAGTTATACCGATATTGAGTCAATTGCCGACCGGATCCGCGCAATTCTGCACAAGGCAGGCGGTGCAGGCGTGCTGGCTGCGGTGTACCAGGAACAGCGGCGAATGATGGAGCAGGATGGCGATAAAGAGTACAAAGCCATCATCCTGGAGTTTAAAATTTTTACTCAGTAGGAGTTTAAAATGGCAGAAAAAGCATCTATTTTTCAGACTGTACAAATTGGCATCGAATCTACGCCTGGAACGGCAGTACCCGCAAACCGCAAACTGACATCGCTCTCAATCATCCCCACCATCAAGACGGACAGTAAGACATTGAAGCCGATTGGCAGCAAATATCCGTCTCTGGCAGTTGTAAATAAAGAATGGGTAGAGGCCAAAGTGGAAGGCGAGCAATTGACCTACAATGAGATTTTGTATCCGCTCGTCTCGTTGTTGAGCCAGCCAACCCCCATTCAACAGGGTGGGACATCCGCGTACAAGTGGACGTTCATTAGCAACACATTTGGCGAAGATGCTGGAAAAACTTTAACCGTTGAGCAGGGTGATGCGTTGTCGGCATGGCGTTCGGCTGGTGTAAAGATCAAAGGCCTGGAATTTAAATTCCAGCGAAACGAAGTCTCAGTATCGGGCGATGCAATCGGGCAACCGCTTGAAACTGGCGTTATGCTGACCGCCAACCCAACCAGCATGACGCCGAAGCCTGTTTTGCCTATCCATCTAAGTCTATATATGGCCGACAGCCAGGCCGGCCTGGATAGTGCTCAACCACTGACGCGTGGCTTTGCGCTGACGTGGGGGCTGAAAGACAAAAATGCGCTTGCGTGGCCAATTGGTCAAGCACCAGTGATTGTCGAGAGCAGCCCCAAGCTCGAAGCAAAAATCTCACTCGCAACGGATGCGGTGGGGCTTGGGTTGATTACACAGATGCGCAACGCGTCCAAAAAGTGGTTTCGCATTAAGGCAGTGGGTGATACTATTGAGGGCGCATATAACTACACCTTCCAGATTGACTTTGCGGCCAACGTCACGGATGCCAGTGATTTTTCTGACCAGGATGGACTATACCTGGTAGAGTGGACGCTGGTTGGCGTGCACGATCCCGACTGGGGCAAGGCGTTCCAAATTGACGTGATCACAGATGTCCAGACATTGTAGGAGGATATATGGCAATCCGCTTAAGCGACTTAACAAAAGAGACGCGCAAAGTGTCTGTGAACGTTGGCGCGAGTGAACCGCTGGAGGTCGAATACCGCACGCGCGCTTATACTGCTGAGCTTGAAGATAGCATCACCAGCGCGCAGGAGCGGCCGGCAACGGCATTGGCGCAAGTGCTCAAAAAACTTATCGTTGCCTGGAATCTCGTTGATGACAACAACAAGCCTTACCCGCTTGACGATACACATCTCAGTAAATTGCCTGTGCAGGTGATGATTGCCATCTTCCGGACGATTGCGGAGGATATGCGCCCAAACCCGCAGACCGCCGGGAGCTGAAGCGGTGGCTGGTTTCCGGCGGAATGGTAGGGCAATGCCCGGAATGGTACAAGCTCATCCGCGCGGCGCGCTATCTCAGCGTTCCGCCTTGGGAATTGGCCAGGCAACCGGTATGGTGGGTAGACGTGGCTATCATGGCAGAAGAAGCGGAAGCGGAGATGATAAAACATGCCAATTCGAGCCGCTGAATTACAGGTGGTGATTGGCGCAGATGTAAATTCTGCGGTGCAAGGCATTCGCGGCGCAATGGGGCAAATCCAGCAGGCCGGGATGACTGCGCTTGGAGTGTTTACCGGCCAGATACTCTTTGGCGCGGTGCAGCAGGCCGGTCAAGCACTCATCGGCCTTGGGCGGGATGCGCTGCGGTCTACGGTAGGTTGGGAGCAACTTCGCTTTGCGATTGAGTCGCTAACGGCCAATGAGTTGCGGGCGAAGGATTCGACATTATCAGTTGCCGATGCGCTCAATATGGCCAAAGGGCAGGCTGCCGATACGCTCAAGTGGATTCAGGACTTGGCCATCATTTCGCCGTTTCCGACGGAGACAGTCACTCAAATATTTCAAATGCAGATGCGCATGGGTCAAACAAGTGACCAGGCCAAAACGCTAACAAAGGCTTTGCTGGACATGGGCGCGGCGACTGGGCTGAGTGGCGAGAATCTGTATAGTGCAGGCCTTGCCTTATCGCAAATTGCCGGAAGCGCAAAGCTCTCTGCCCAGGATTTGCGCCAGTTGATCAACGCCGGTATTCCCGTTAATAACATCTTAAAAGAGATGGGGTTATCATGGGATAAACTTGGCAAATCAGATGTATCAAGCCAGGAATTCATTGATGCTTTTTTGCGCAAGGCTGGTGAGTATTCTGGGGCTGTTGACCGTATGCAAGGCTCATGGTCTGCTATGCTTGGCGCGCTAAGTGATGCAAAAGACGTCGGCCTGCGAGAACTGTTTGCCGGTGTGTTCACGGCATTGCAACCGGTGGTGCAGCAATTCTCGGATTGGATGCTTGGCCCCGGAATCGAAAAGCTAAAACAGCTTGGCGCAGATTTGGGAATGCTCACTGCTCGGCTTATCGAAATTGGCAAGGCATTATTTACGGCAGGGCCTTTTTCACAGCAATTCAGCGTCCAACTGGGACGCCTGTCGCCGATACTCCGCGAAATCTGGGAGAAAATCTCGCCTTTCATCCAGCAGGGGCTTGCATGGATTGCGGCTCACCAACAGGAGATTATCGCCGCACTTACTGGCATGGCCGTAGCCTTTGGCGCTCTGACTGTCATTGGTGGGATTGTTGCACTGGTGTCGGCTCTGGTTAATCCGCTAACGCTTATTATCGCTCTAGCTGGATTGCTCAGCGTTGCATGGCAACAGGACTGGGGAGGGATTCAGCGAAAAACAGCGTCAGTGTGGGCGTGGTTGCAATCGGCATTTTCGCAGGTAACGACATGGCTGCAGATCAATATCCCGGTTGCATTACAAACGCTGCAAAGCATATGGGGCGCGATATGGGGAGCAATCCAGGCCGTTGTTTCGGCCATTCTGCCGATTATTCAGGGCTATATTCGTGCCTGGCAGGCTGCACTCCAGGGAGACTGGTATGCGTTTGGAGCAAACCTGCGACAGGCATGGGATGCGGCATGGGCTTTGCTGGCACAGATAGTGAGCAATGCGTGGCCTGGGATCAAGACGGCAATTGGGCAATTGATTCGCAATGTGATTTCATTTTTCACTCAAACAGACTGGAGGCAGATTGGGAAGGCCATTATTGATGGCATGATCGCCGGGCTTAAGAATGGGGTGGGGGCATTTGTCAGCGCGCTGCAGGCGGTTGTCAAGGCTGCCATTGGCGCGCTAAAAGGATTTTTGGGAATCCATTCACCGTCAAAGCTGTTTCGCGACGAAATTGCCGGAAACATCATGGCGGGATGGCGGAAGGGGATTGAGATGCGATCCCCACAATTGCGAGAGGCAATGACACTGGCCGCGAATCACCTGGTGGTAGCAGCACAACCAGCACAGCCGTCTGGGATGGGAGCAATCACGTTTTACGCGCCAGTGACGTTCCGCGTTGAGAATGGTCAGACAATGCGCAATATCCTGCAGGAGTTGCGGAAATGATCTGGCGGATCAAATCGTTTAATGGCTATCTGTTTGGCAACGCATTTTTGGCGGGTGATGACAATCCGCTGCTGCAACCCACTGTAAGTAGTGGGATGATTAAGCGCGGAGCTGTAGCTGCACCCGCGCCGGGTGGATTGGTACGTGAGGGCGATTATCTGATTGTAAGCGTTGTTGGACTTGATGCTATAAGTCGTAATGCAATGCTTACCACAATTGATGTGACAAATCCAGGCCTGCGAATGCTTGTGGGAATAGATGACAATGGTGTGGATTGGTATGTCATGGCGCGGCCGGTCAAGCATGTGTACGATGGGGGACGGGATGTACTGACTTTCGAGGTGCCGGATAAAATATGGCGCAGAGTGACTGGTAATAGCGATGCCTGGACTGTGACCGCGAGCGGGCAGAGCCATATACTCACAGTTGGCGGCAATCGCCCGGCAAGGCCAATTATCCGCATCACGCCGCGGAATGCCAAAGCGGGTGGGTTTGCCTATGCTCGCTGGGTGCTGGCCTATAATCCAACAAGCAGCACCATGCCAAATTATCCAGTGCATATCTGCAACGGTAATCTGGACACAGCAGCGCTGGTCAGCGCGGGTAAATGTCGGGCGGACGGCAATGATATCTGGGTCATTGTGGACGGTCATCCTGTGAGCCGCTGGCTGGTCAATATGAATACGACTGCTACAAGCGTGATTGCAACCATCAGCTTTGCGCCGAAAATCGAGATGACGCTCGGCGAAGCCATTGCCGCTGGTGGTGCAATCAGCGAGATTGTACTGGGAAAAACGACAGCCAACGCCGCCGCGCTTAAGTCGTTGGCGTCGGTGCAGAACAAGATGGTATTAATTGACAACGAAGTCTTTACGTATAGCGGCGTGGACACAGCTAATTACAAATTGATTGGTGTCACACGGGCGCAGCGTGGAACGTCAATGGCGTCTCATGCTGCAAAGGCGGTTGTCCGCTGGATCGAGCACGACATCTGGCTAATGTACGGCAACAATATGGCGAGTGCTCCAGATGAGGACGCTGATAAAAAGCCTGTCTGGGATTTAGCGACATCTACCGCAACGTCTTGGGCGTATGCCCAGTACTACGATGCTGGCCACCCTACCCGTCCAGGGACGTGGACGCCCGCGGTGCTTAAAAGTGTTGGCGGTGAGAGTGGCTGGTATGGTGGTGATCAGGGTGCGAACGCTGACCCGGCAATTTGTATGGGGATGCGTGCGCGAGCTTACCAGGCGGCGGGGGCATGGAAGTCGGAAACTGCGCAGTTAGAATGGCGATTTTATCATCCCGGCGGTATAACGGCAGTCAGTGCTACTGGGAAAAAATACAAGAAATTTGCTAACTTTGGCAGTGAGGCAGGATTGCAAAAATTAAAATCTGGCACATTTACAACGATTTGGGGGGAGGTAGCCCCATCATCAGCTGATACATGGGTATCATTCACACGGTCGAATGTTTCACTGGGCGGGACATTTACAATACTGCGATTTTATTTTTCATCCACGCTACCGGCGGTGGCAAACAATGAGGCTGATCTACAGATTGATACACTTATGCTGACGCTGGATAGCACAAAAATTCCGCAGGTGACGGTGAGGGCGGAGATTGATAATTATTGGATGGATACGATTTTGCGGGTGGGCGAGACGGGCGATGAAATTCGGCTGCGCGGGATTTGCCCACTGAACAAGACTCTGACAGTGGATTGCGAAAATAAAACTGTCACACTGGACGGCGAGAATGCGTTTGGGTTTCTGAGCCTGAACAGCGCGCGGAGTGCGTGGCTGGATTTGCCACCTGGTACAGCAACGCTGACAATGATTGATGAGGGTATTACGCAGGTGGATATAAGCATAGAGTGGCAAGAGCGGCAGATATGAGCAGGATTCTTGTCTTTGACCGCTTTGGCACGGCACTGGGCGAGCTGGATGCGCTTACCCGGCGGAGCTGGCTGATCTATGGGGAGGGAGATTGTACATTTCGCATGGCAACAAGCGATGCCAAATGCACAGAGACATTGTTGCAATTCGGTAATTTCCTGCTTATTCAGGACGATGAATTTCCGGACTGGTGTGGGATTATTGAGCCAGACCGCAACTGGGGATATGGCTGGGTAGAGGTACATGCCTATACGGTCGAGCGGCTGCTGATGAATTGCGGGACGCCAATCCAAAAAATCATCGGGAGCGCAGGAAAAATTTTTGAGCAAATTATCCAGATTTGCAATCGGCAAATGGATTTGCCGATTACAATTGGCGAAATTTATCGTGGTGGGACACAGCGCGAAGAGACGCTGGGCGATAGTGCCTATGAGCATGTCAGGCGAGTTCGCGAGCGGAGCGGGAATTACTGGCGATTCACGCCGGCTGTCATTAATGGCCGGCTGAAAATCACAGCGGAGTGGCTAGAAGCAATAGGAACAAATAATAGCCAACTGCTGGCAGAGGGGCTGAATCTGGCTTTAGAGGAACCTATGACTGAGTATGGCCCCATCTGGAACGTCGTCACGGGATTGGGAGACGCATCTACAAATGGAAGCAGGCTGAGTATCACACTGGAGGACGCCGAGAGCATAGCCAGATTCGGGCGGCGCAGTACGTCCATCGTGTTTGCCGGTAACACCAGACTCCCAACGCTGACGCAAAACACAAATGAATATCTGCGTCAACACGCCTGGCCGCGAAAACAAGTGACAACAAAGATCGTGCGCCATGGAAATACCTTTCGCAGTCTGCGGATTGGCGACTGGTATCGTGTAGTACTTTCCAGCGTCGGCTTTTCCGACGGTGGCTTTGGGTATGAAGCAACCATGCGACTGATGGGCATGGAGCGAGATGATGAGGCAGATATGGTAGATGCTGTAATGGTAGAGGTGTAATGGGCGTATTAGATACAACTATCCCCGGAAATATCCTGGAGCGGCTGGCACGGCTGGAAGCCGCGGTACGCGCATTGCAAATGCGCAATGTAGAGGCAGTGTCCATTGACGAGATAGCAGATGATTTGGGAGAGATTGCATTGGGCAATGTTCTCAATCTATTCTCGTCGGCTGCAATGGTTAAAACTGTTATTCGTGAGGGTGAGACGCTCTATGTCCCGCCAGATTACGTCTACTTAGTGCCACGCCGTTTGACAATTGATGGAAATCTTGAAATAGATGGAGAGGTGATGATCCTATGAGCATTAATATTCCGATAAATTCTGGTGATGCTGATGAGCCAGCGAGCGGGCGGCTGGTAATCTTCGCGAAATCTGATGGCCTGTACATCCGGAGGTCTGGCGATGTGGCTGGCTTGCGTCTGCGATTGGGGGCTGATGACACGCTCTCATCGCAATTGCGCAATAATGACAGTGTAACCCTGCAATATGGCAATGTCGTTGTCTGGGATGTGTCGGCAAATGGAGCAGTAAGGTTGACTAACGTAAGGGGAGATTATCGCGTCGCGGGGGTGGTTAACACATTGTCCATCGCGCCGGGGCATGTCGGCAGCGTGATGACACAGGCGGGAGAGATTGTAGATGTACTGTGCGACACCGGAGCAGTCTCGCGCGGGATGTTTCTTATTGCCAGCGCGACGCCTGGAAGAGCAACCGCGAGCGGCTATTGGAAAACGGAAAACGCGTTTGCGGTTGCGCTGAGCGAAAAAGCAGCGGGTTCTGAGGGGACAGTGCAGGCAATGCTTATCCATGCCCTGCGTACAGTCATCACAGGCAATGCGGGCTGGTCTGTTGGTGGTTACGGCGGTGGAAATATAACAAATAATGCGCAAAAATTAACATTTGCCAATGAGACATGGACGTCCGTTGCAGGGGCGGCACTACCAATGGCTTTGCAGCAGCAGGCGGGGCTGGGGTATGGAGTAATTGCAGGATACTCGCTTGGTGGATACGATAATACGAACAACTATGCAACGGCTTACAAGCTTAATCTGGCCAGCGAGACGACTGGCGCGGTAAACGGGGCAAACCTGTTGACGACGCGCAGGAATCTGCGCTATGGCCACAACGCGATAGATAAAGGATGGGTGGTGGGGGGATACACCACGGCGGCGGTGAACAACACCGATAAAATCACATTTGCGGTGGATTTGCGGAGCGCGGGCGCAAGTCTAAGTGTAGCAGACAGCATGCGCGTTGGAGTTGGGGATGGGACACAAATTTTTACAACTGGCAGCACTGCACCGACTAACCGCATCCTGATTGGCACGGAGACAATTTCCGCATATCCAGATGCAAATATTACAGCATCAGGTAGCTACTGCTCGGTGGCGTTCCCGGTTGGCTATGGATATTATTTCCGGGCAGGAGGTGGAGCAAAAATCAATTTCGCGAGCGGTATCGGGAGCGGAGGCCCCATACCATCTGGCGCGCATGATTATGCCAGTGGGATAACGGATGGCCTGGCAGTGGGATACGTGGCCGGGAATAACGCGTCTCCATATGACACCACAGAGAGATTCAATCCCGCGACGGAGACATTTTCGGCCACCGGGTCAATGAGCGTCGGCAAATGCTCGGCGGCGGTATTCAGTGTGGGAACGTATTAGGAGGTAATGTGAGCAATCCGATAGATATTGTGCAGGCAATTGAGCAAGCACTACAAGAGATTGAGGAGTTTGCACAGCCACGTTCAAACTTTGCACTAGAACATTTTGTTGTGGCGCAGCACGATTTACCAGCACGCCAGCGTAAGCAAGTGTTAGATGAGCTACAGGTACTACTCTATGCGATTTATGATCTGCGCGATAGACGAGAGCTGGCGGAGATTGAGCTGGAGGAGCTGGAGGCTTCGCGGCCAGGCAATGACTTTGAACGGCGGCGGAACGAAGTCAAAATGCGCCAGCTGCGCCGTGAAATATGGAATATTAATTTTTCTTTACGCGGGCGAGAGCAAGAGGCTCTGACACTTTTGAGACTGCTCGAGAAGATGCCTAAATTTACGCGCGAGGAATTTGAGACGCAAGAGGCAGCGTACTGGATGCGCCGGCTGACGCGCCAGTGGCAGGAGCTGCAAATGGGTGGCG